GCTCTCCGACACCGTCGAAGTGAATTTTCCGGTGATGTCCACAGACCCGTCCGAGCCGATTTTAAAGTTGTCGCTATTCACAACCAGCCCGCCGTTAAAAGTCGTGACGCCCGTGTCCAGGTTGGACACAAACTTTCCGTTGTTGGACTGCAGAACGCCGCCCCGGATAAGATTCGCACTCATAGTCCCGGTCGTGATGAAGTCGGCGTTGATTGCACCGTCCATCGTGGCGGCCAGACGGTACGGCCCACCGTAGCCGCTGCTGCTGTAACCCCAACCGGCCAGATTCCACCGCCAGACCTTGGTAGCCTTTTCAATTTCCGGCTTGTCCATCACAAGGATTTCGTCCGGCTCATCCGCGCCGGTGGAGCTGTGGAGCACCACATAGCCGCCCAGATTGCCGGTGATAAGCTGTGTGGCGCGGTCAATAGCCCGTTCCAGGTCACTGCGCGTCTTGTTCACGGTGCTCTGTACGGTCTTGCCCATGTCGGCCACAGTGTTGGCCAGATTGCTGCGTGCGTCTCCCAGTTCCACGCTGTCGTACCGCTCCAGAAGCACGTCATAGACCGTTTTGATGCACCGGGCATCCGCGCTTACGCCCAGCTTCGCAAACTGCACATGGACGGTATCGCACAGGCTCACCCGCTCCAGCAGGGCCATGTCGGCATATTCGGCGGTCTGTTCCAGCTTAGCAAAGCTCAATGTCAGGCTTACCTTCGGCACGCCCACCTTGTTGGCGGCGATATAATCCAGCGCGGCCTGCCGCAGCTGGGCGGCTGTGGGCTGCTCTTTTATATCCTGGCTCACGTCCAGCGTCAGCACCCGCACAAAGTCATACTTGCCGTCCGGCACGTTGACCACCGGGTTGCCGGTGATCTGGGTCACGTTGCCGTCGCTGTCCACCCAATAGGGGTAGACGCCGGTGTAGACCTCGGCGCAGCTTTCTTCCTGGGTCAGGTCGGTCAGGTTCTTTCCGTAGCGGATCGTCACGCCGCGGTCGGTGCCGCGCCGGCTGTGCAGCTTGACGGTGATATTATCCCACTCATATTCGCCGCCGTACACATCCAGCACGCTGCCCTCCACGCCGCCCAACAGACTGCGCAGACTGCCGGGCACGGTCACGGCAAAGTCTGCCACCGTCTGGATATCTGTCCAGAATGTGTAATCACAGCTCACCGCCGCATGGCTTTTGAGCTGCTGCAAGGCGTCGACTGCGTTCAACGCCTTACACGGTCCCACCGGGATGCCGCTCAAATCGTAGCTGATGTGCTGCGCGTTGACCGTCACTTGTCCATTGATGGGGCGGCTGATTTTATAAATTCGGAAATACTGCGCCTCGCCGTAGGAGTTCGGCTTTGCCAGAATCAGCCCGCGCAGCGCCAGGCTGCTGTAATGCTGCCCAGTGATGGGATAGACCATTTCCAGTTCAAACGCGCCGTTGCGCTCCTCGGTCACGGTGCAGCGCACAGCATCCCGCAGCACCCCCACGCCGTTGCCCTTAAGCCCCGTCGTTCCGTCATAATATCTCGGATAGCTAATGATTTACACCTCCTACAACGTCCACCATCTAGGTGTGATTTCGCACTTGCTAATGCCGCCGCTCCAACTAATTTGTGTAGCTCCTGCCCCCAAAGTAGGAAATTCAGGCGCAGTTACATATTTATTTAAGTTTATCGCCTCTTTATAAGCGTCCATCATTTCGCAGTCTAGATACATCGGCCCGGTGTAACCTGTAACACTTATTTGTGTGCCTCCAACTTGTAATTTGGCATCGCCAGTAACGGTTAGTGCGATAAGCGGAAGGGAAGGGAATACAGTGGGATTGTACAGAGAATCACCGCTTTTGACTTCAACAGCATTTTCGCCGTCTTTTAAGTATTTCTGTGGTTTGCAATCCAACGAAATGGTAAATGGCGCAAGGTGGTTTGCCCGGATATCAGTTTCCGGGAAATTAACTACCCGCGCCATTCTGTACACATTCGGTTCTTCCTCTGTTTCAAGCCTGCGATAGCCTAAAGTAGTTCCACGCAAAAACGCTGAAATCGTTGGTAAAGTGTCGCTTACGTCAGTGTCAGTCAGCGCAAAGCATTTCGCAGTTGCACTAACATTACCATAGCTTCCATCCCATTCAGTCAAATCTCCACTGCGGCCAGAAATGGTCGTGGATGTAACCCGGGGTGTCGGTTGGCCGAAAGTAATTCCACTTTGCAACCGAATCCCAACATCAAGGCTACAAATGCCGTCCAACCAAAATCCATTAAGCATATACAGCCGCCTTTCTGTCGCTTTGCGCCTGAAGCTCATACGAAATCTGATTTGCCAGCGCATGTGCCATAGAATTCACATCGGAAAACTGAATGCCGTTAATATCAATGTTGATTGTCATGCCGCCTGCTGTTTTTGCCGTGCCTTTACGGTATTCGTCCGCTTCATCGGCAGTCAGAACCATCTCGCCGCGATGCAGATTTGCAACATAGTTGTTATAGGGAACATAATCAAGTCCGCCTGCACGGCCACCGGTTGTGCCACTACTGTTGACATCCACATTAACAGATCTGTTTCCAAACAGACTGTCCCACAAACCATTGAACCAGCTGACAAGGCTGTCCCAAGCTGCCGAAATGCCGTCAATAATGCCATCAATGACCGCGTCACCCATTTGCATTGCGCCTTCTACAATGTCCGGCAAATGCTCTATAAAGTAGGTCAGCAGTGTTTCCACGATAGATGCAGCGGCAAGCATAATGTCCGGCAAGTGTTCCGAAACGCCCTCTACAAACGCAATCAGCATTTGTCCGGCAGTGTCAAGCATCTGCGGCAAGTTCTCATTCAGCTTTGAAACCAGCGTCAAGACGATTTGCAAGGCAGATTGTGCAACGGTTGGTAGCATCTGATAGATGCCGTTTCCCAGCACAGTTATAATCTTAATTGCCGAATCAATAAGTTGCGCCGCGTTTGCGCTGATTCCCGTCACAAGCGTCTGCACGATGTTCACGGCAGACTGCGCCAGCTGCGGCAGAACGGTTTCAATCAAGCTCGGCAGCTCTGCCATGATGGGAGGGACAAGGCTCTCTATCAGCTTAGCAGCGCCGTTCAGGGCGACTTCTATACGGGGGATGATGTTACTTGCCGCTGTAGTTGCGCTATCCACAAAGTTGCTGATAAGCTGCTCAAAATTGGCATTATCATCGGCAATTCCAGTTACAAGGTTTGACCATGCGGATTTTGTAGCATTTACACTCCCCCGAATCGTTGTTGATGCTTCTTTAGAGGTAGTACCAGTAATGCCCATTGCGTTTTGAACATCATGAATCGCGCTTACAACGTCCGCATAGCTGTCAATGCTGTATTTGGTATAGTTTCCCTGCGCGGCGTTCAGCTTGTTTGCGTCATCAAGTAGACGCTGCATTTCGGTTTTTGTGCCGCCATAGCCGAGCTTCAGGTTATCAAGCATAGTATAATTTTGCTTGGCAAAACCGTTATACGCATCTTGGATAGAAGACATTGCCGTGCCCATTTTATTTGAGTTGTCGGACATGTCACCAATGGCAGTATTGGCAAGCTCTGCCGCCTGTTCCGTATCGCCCCCCAGACTAGACACAAGCGCTGCTGCAAATGTAGTTGCCGTGTTCATGTACTCGTTTGCCGAGAGTCCAGCCGTTTTGTACGCATCGGCTGCATACTGCTGAACTTTATCGGCGCTAGTTTTATACAGCGTTTCAACGCCGCCTACAAGCTGCTCGTAATCTGCATAACTGTTAATTGCAAGTCCTGTCAACGCCGAAATTGCTGTTGCGCCTGCCGTAGTAGCGGCAACGGATACTTTCGCAACGTTCGTAGCAACGTTAAAGATGCCTTTTCCAACTGTTGAAGCGGCTGAACCAACCTTTCCGAACAGTCCCGTTAATCCGCTTGCGCTACTTTTCGCATTTTTCAAGCCTTTCTCGTATTCGCTGGAATCTAGCGAGATTTTTGCAAAAAGGTCAAATACGTCCACTTACTCGCTCACCTCCTGCCGTTCTTTTGATTTCAATCCATGCCGCGCCGCAAAGTCTTTGAAATCCGCCTGCACCTGTTCTGGTGTCCGCGTATCCACTTTAGGCGGGTGGATAATGTCAATATATCTCGCTGGCCTGTCCTTTACGCCTGTCACAGCTACCACAAGGCTCCACGCGCTGTCTGTCATATACACCTTGTACAGCTGCTCCTCAAAATCAGCTTTTAAAGCGTAAGGCAGCGCCGACACAAGCGCCTTTGCGCTCAGTTTCGGCATTTTCAGCAGTACAGGGATTACTTGTTCTGCCCGCCACCGAGATACGATTTGAAAAAATCAACAAACCCCTTATCGTTCAGCAGTTCGGCAACTTGCTTGCAGGTGATAAGGAAATTCTGTTCGCCGATTTCTTCCACCGTCAGACCGTTGAACGGAGCGAGGATTGCGTACACGTCCTCGCGGTGTTGTTTCAACGCAATGTTCAGCAGCTTAACAATTTTCGCAAGGCCAAAACGCTGCATTGCAATACGGGTCGTTTCGCCCTTCGGCATCGCTTTCTGCATCTCTTTCACAAGCGCTTCATCGTCGATAAGATTTGTGATTGGTTGCGCAATCTGTACAACGACTTCCAGCGCTTCGTCAGTGCTAAGTTCCGAAAAAATCCGCATTATGCTTCATCCTCTCCGGCCTTGATATACACCTCGCACGGCACAGTGTCCTGCGCGGTAATGGAGTAGTGCGCCGTGTATTCAAAGCTCATCTGGCCTTTTTCCTTGTCGCCCGTCTGCAAGCTGAAACCGCCGGTAGACAGCGTATTCAGCATGTGAATGGCGCAAAAACCGCCTTTCGTAGTGCCGTGCTTGTCTGAATAGTCGCACAGCAGCCACAAATCGGTAAAGTCGCTGTCCTTCAGGTCGTTGCGCGGCGTGATTTTTGAAACCTTGGAAGTGGTTGTTTCATCTGCTGCGCCAAGCATACTTTTTACATTAGCAGGAGATGCCGAAACATAAGTGCCACTGCACTTGACTTCCCAAGATTCAATCTGCTTTAGCTCTTTCATGTTCTTGGGACAGTTGTCGATGTCCTCGCCGAAGTCGGTAAAGCTTGGCACAGCCGTAAAGTTGATGCCGCCAGTCGTGGCGCCCAGCAGCGCACTTTCTTCCGGCGCAGTACCGGCAGTCGGATCAAACGTAGTTGCAAGATACCCGGCGTTCAGAACCAATTCTTTGAACGCCGATTCGGGAATTCTGGTAAACTTCATATTTTCACCTCAATTTAGGCATAAAAATTCGGCGGTAACGTTGATGTACCGCCGTTTTAAGTTTTTGTCTGTATCATCTGCCAGCGATTGGCTAAACGGTGAGCCGGGTTTGAGCCAAATAATTCCATCATCGCACGGCAAAGTCGGGTCGCCTTGTGTAAGAGCCGTCAAAAGCTCTTGCGCCTTTGCGTTTGGCACAGCTTCAGATGTGGTATGAAACCACATATTTACTGTGATTGATACAGAATTTGCCCAAGTATCCATCACGGCATCATAGGTCAGGTATGGGAGTACAGCGTCATCCGGCACGGCGTTGCTTGCGTAAGCGGTCATAAATTGCCCGAAAAACTGCTGTAATGCAGCGCCCTTTGTCATGTCGGCAATCCCTCCCGCAGTCTTTCAGCCGTAAAACTTTTTAAGCCGTTCAGCATCTGTGAAGCACTTGCAGGGGCTTGCTTTTCTTCCGGGCGGCTTGTGACCCGGAAATATGCCCCAGTAGTCAAGTCCTTGTACACGCTGCCGTACTCAATAGGCACATCTTTCCGCACAATGCCGGTATATACGCTGGTCACGCCCTGCGCTTCGGCCTGCCGTGCTTCAAGGCTGCTGTCCAGTGCAACGTAATTTGCAAACTCTGCGCCCTCTCTCCACTCTGTAACATAGCCGCCCTCGCCGTCAGGCTTTGTCAGCTTGTCCATGATGATGCAGCCGTGCGAAAAATCATCAAGCAAGCTCATAATGATACCTCACATCGCCATTTGGCTCTCTATCTGCAACGACGCGAGCATTGCTTGCGTTCACAAACATTTCGACGATTTTTAAGCATCCCTCAGCTGTAGATTTGTCAATGTTCATGCTGAGATTTACAGTAACATCGACGTCGAGTTTATCGGTTCTCATTACAGTTTCCTCCACTTGTTCAGCCGTGATGCAAATACACCTTGCCAGCCCGTCACAGAGCCGCCAGAATTGCCGCTTGCGCTCGATTTGGTGTAACTATACCCCGCAAAGCTCTCGCTCTGAAACGGGCTGTTTGCGGCGCTCTCATACTTGTTGCGCCATGCTTCCACATCCTCAACAAGAGAAATAAAAGCAGCGGGCACAGCCAGCGCCCACACAGTCCCGTCAAACGTTTCATCGGTCAAACTGCCAGCACCGTACTGGTACACGCCATCGTTGAACACGCTCCCGATAATGCGGAAATATTGCCCTTCAACTAAAAAAGGCAGCGTAATGCTGCCGTCCTTGATGGTAAATGTGCCGCTGTACGCGCCATCCGGGACCTTAAACCAGTTCCGGCACTCTCGCATCAATTCTTCAAGCATTACGCTGCCCCCTTATTACTTTTTGAACTTTGCCAGCACAACTTTGGCTTCGTTGGTCAGAGCCGCAACGTAAAATTCGTCAGCGGTGATCTCGGTGGAACGGTTACGCGGTTTGCGCTCGGTCTCCACGTTGATATTGCGCTTGCGGTAGATGGTCAGGGCGGGCACATCGTCCTCGGTCTCGCTGTCCTCGTTCAGCTTGACGATGGGGCAAGCGTAGTAGGCGGCAGCAGCGGCCTTGACCTTATCACCTACAACCAGTGCAGCAGAGCAATGGGGCTGGATAGTCGCCAGATGCTTTTTGGTGGCGGTCTCGGTGGTAGCATCATCGACAATCTCAATGGTGCCGGTGCTGTTGTCCTTCTCGTACTCGATAGAAGGGACCTTGCGAGATGCCACAACGCGGGTGTTGGCAATCTTGCCGATTTCGCCGGTGACAGCAACGCCAGCCTGATATTTGTCAGCGCTGATAAAGTCGGCATCCTTGCGCAGGGTAGCCATCTGCTTGGGGTTGATGAACATCACCTTGTCGCTGTTGATCTCCTCGTTGAACACGTCGATAGCGTCCACAACGCCGCTGTACTTGATAGCGGCAGCAGTGCCGTCATACACCAGCGTAGCGCCCTGCAAGGCTTCCATGCAGTCATTGTCGATTTTGGCAGCGATAGAAAGCGCCAGCTGCGCATTGGCTTCGCCAACAGGGTTGCCGTAGCCGGACAGAACAGCTTCATCGGTCAGGCCGACGCCCTTCATGGCCTTCTTGATTTTGTACTTCTTGTCCTTGGTGCTCATCTTGTTGATGTCAACGTCAACGCCCTCTGCAACGTCCTCTGCGTCACCAATGTAACCGTAAGACGGCACAGTAATGGTATCGCCGGGCACACCAGCAAGGGTATCATCCACCTTTGCAAAAGGTGCCACGCGGATTTTGTCGGGAATCTTTGCCGAAATCATATCGGCCATGACTTCCGGGTCAATCAGGTCTGCGAGTTTGGTCAAAATAGTATCTGCCATGTGTTAATCTCCTTTGCTGTTTGCAAGCTCAGAATACTGTTCCGGGCTTTCTTTCTTGAGTTTCAGCCGTTCGGCATAGCCCATCTTTTTAAAGGCTTCTGCCGTGATGGAACCACTGTCGCCGTTTCCGGCAGGCGGGTTCGCCGTGTTTGCTCCCTGCGTGCTGGTAGTAACGATGTAGTCGCTGTAAGATTCTTTCAGGCTGGTTTCCAGCTTGTCAGAATCCTTGATAGCGCCTTTTTCGTCCAGTTCCAACTTGTCCAGCAGGCCATCGCCTTTGCAAAGCCTAGCAACAGACTGCAAGCGTTTGTCGGCAATGCCGACTTTTTTCAGGGCGGTCTCCAGTGCCTTTTCTTTGGCAGCGGTAGTCTTTTCGGCGGCAACGCTGGATTTGTACTCCTCAAACGCCTTGTGCTCAGATTCATACTTTTCCTTGTAACCATCATCGCCTTTGCCTTTCAGGTCGTCCAGTTCCTTTTGAACGCCGGGAAGTTTTTCCGCATCGGCTTTATAGCGGTCAATGTCCGCTTTCAAACCGTTTACGGTGTCAGTGTGGGCTTCAATAATAGTGTCCTGCTGCTCTTCGGTCAGCCCCATACCTTTCAGCAGCTTGCGAGTAATAGCCAATGTTTTCGCTCCTTTTCTTCGGTGTCAGTTCTTCGACATTCGCGTTTTATTCAAAGCGGCAGTGCTTCGCCGTTTTTGCGTATAAAAATAGCACCTGCCGCAAACGCGGTAGATGCTAATAAAAAGAGCCGAGAGGCTTATTTGCCTTTCAGCTCTGCTTCGATGATTCTTTTGTACTGTTCGCCGTGCTCGGCAACGGCAGGCTTGATAAAAGGCTTTGCCCGTTGTCCGTGCGTCAAATGCCAATCACCTTTTGCATCTTGATACACCCACGGCGTTTGTCTTCCGCCAGGATAGTAAATGCCAGTACCGCACTCAACATACACGCCGTATTCGCTGTTTGTGCCCACGTAGGCGGCCCGTTCGCCGTTGTCTGCTACTGTATGAGTAATGCTGTTGCGTAGGTTGCCTGTATCAACAGGGCATAGCTTTTTAGCATATCCCTCTGCTACAAGGCCGCATTTTTCGAGTGCTCTTCCAACAGCAGCGTCAAGCGCTTCCAGCACCTCGGCGCTGTGGTCTTCAAGTGTGATTTTCATTGCTCAAACTTTCTGCAATAGCCTTTAACGGTTCCAAAATATCATATATGATGTATTCATCATTTCCCATTTTTTAGCCTTTCAAACAAGTCAAACAGTTTAGGGTCGATTATATCTTTTTCGCCTTTCCAATACGCTGCAAAGCTTTCTGCAACGTATTCTTGCCTGCTACTTGTCGCATATGCAGAAATTTTTCCAGAATAATTGTTAAAGCTTTCTGCCATATCCATCCCGGATTCTTTTGCGGCCTTCGTAAAAATTTGGTCATCAAGGTAATGGCCAAGCTCATGAATCGTTGTACCGTAGGCATCCGGCTCAAATACATTTGTCCTGCCAGTGTTTTTTAGGGCTTTTAGATAACGCAGCTGCAATGTTGCCGTAGCGTTGCTTTTCCCCTCATTGATCTCTATTGCTTTGTCAATGTTTGGCAATACTTTTTCAAGTAAATCTGCATATTCTTTTTTGTGCGCAGCCATTGTCTTTGCCGACTTTAAATACTTTTTGTTGTAATAGAAATCAGAAAGACCCCATTGATATGCGGCTTCTGCTGTTGTATCTTTGAAGCGCTTTTCTCTCATGTTGAAAGGCACGATATTTCGCAACTTATTTGGCACAGCATATTGTTCAAGCACTTCGGTAAATGCGCGGTTCATTTTATTCGCATATTCAATATCAATGCCGCTGTAATCAACCTTTCCGCTATACTTGGTCTTATAACTTTCAACAAATTTGTCGGCGTATTTCTGTGCTTCTTCTATTGTTGTGGCGGGTATGAATCTTGGCATTTTCGGTTGGTTCTGTTTTTTCCACCCCGCCCACTCTGCATAGGTCATATCTCCCACAAGCACATATTCCCCTGTTTTGGGGTTTATGGCGCGTCTGCCGCCGCTGCTTGTATCCTCGCCGTCAACATCTGCAATCTGGGTGCAACGGCAGTTATACACAAGATAGCCCGGCGCGGAACTGTCGCCCGGGTACATAAGCTCGTAACCGTCAACCTTAAACGGCTTGTCAACGTCTACTGTCTGCCCATCAAGCATTGCATGCGCGTGGCGTGTGCGGTTGTCCAGCGTTGCCAGCCAGCGTTTTTTGAGCTTTATGCCCATATCCTGTGCGGCACGGTAAGTATCTAGCCGCCCCGCGTTTTGCGCCCCTGTGACCGCCGTCCGTGCCGTTCTGATGGCACTCGCACGGTTCATATCCCGTATACGGCTTTGCAGGTCGTTTGCCATTCTTGGAATGCTTTTGCCTTGCAAAATGGAGCTTGTGACGCTGGCTGTGATTTGCTGCTTCCCGTATTTCAGGTCAATGCCGCGCTGCAATGCACGCTTTGGAGGGTAATATGGCATAAGGTCCGGCTGTTCCACAATCAGACGTTTCACTGCCTGCTCATCCCACAGCGTAAAATCTGCTTTGTCGGAAACCTGCTCGATTTTGTAAGCAGCGTAATTGCGATTGAGCGTGTAAATGCCCGGCGTGGCGTCATTGACGTATGCCACAGCCGTTGCATTGGCATCGGTGTATCTTTCTGCCACTTTATCGCGCAGGGCTTCAAAACGCTTGCCTCGCCCTATCTGCGCAAGCCGCCACTGCTTATATTGCTGTTCGTTGATTTCGCCTGCATCCAGCTTTTCTTTCATGGCTGCATCACGCTTCTCGAACTGCTCAAAATAGGATTTCACCGTGTCGGTCAGTTCGTAAGCAGCTTCTTTGTACAGCTTTGCGATGCGCTGTTCCAGCTTTGCAAGTTGTTCGTTTGTCAGTTTGTGGGCGTAATCAGGTTTTTTCATTTTTTCTTAACTTTTATACCAAGTAGCCATGTGCCACTTAGCTCTGTAGAAATGTTCGTTTTATAACCTTTGCGAGTTTCCAACAAAGCAATATTTCGCCGTTCTGTTTTGGTCATTTTTGACGCATCCACAAAAATCTGATTTCTTTTGTCAAATCCTTTTGTTACGGAATTCCTGTATTTATCAAGGTCAACGCCGGATTGATGTTTTACCCACGGAACAATGTCCTTTGCGGTTTTCAAAGTCGGCGCGGCTGTTTTCTCTTTTGTTACCTTTTTAAGCGTTTTTACAGTGTTGCCAAATCGGCTTTTATGCTTATCTGCCCCGCCGCCCCTGCCGCTTCCAGAACCTCTACCGCCCATTCTTACATCTCCTTTTTACTTGCTTATAATATGGCTGAATCCTCGTGACATTCCAGTCAAATTCTTCCGGGCATTTGCCATACCACAAAATTTCACTGGGTTCAAGCTTTGCCAATGCCGCCCGAACGCCTTTTTCAAACAGCACTTGATTCTGCTCGCCTTTCTGCGTTCCCACGCTTGAAATTGCCACAATCGAATGTTGCGGCTCGCCATCAAAGCACCACTCGTAGCTTTGTTCATTACTCCAACATAAGGTTGGCACAACGTGAATCCCGCATTGCTGCCAGTATGCCGCCAGCCAGTGCTTGCGATAGTGATTGTATATCTGCATAGCAAGCGGCATATCCGTATACATTGAGAAATCAGGCGCACACACAGCGCCAAATTTGCGCAGCAGCGGAATGTACTTGTCCGGCTGATTCCACACCCTTTGGAATTGATAATCATCCACGAAGAAGTGAACGCCTTTTGTTGCGCAGTCCGTACAGGTTTTAGCAAAGTTGAACGGAATCCATTCCAGATGCCGCACATCAATGTGTTCCGGCTGGATAATCGGCGTATCGTATTTGCCAACGCCTAAAAAGTTGGCTTTGTCGAGGTTTTCAAAATTCAACATCTTGTCATCCCTCGCCTTCTGTCGTGCGGTCTAGCTCAGCTGCCTCTTTTCGCTGCATCAAATCCTCGTACTGGTCAGCATCACCGTTAATGGTCAGCAGCTTTTTGGTGATGTACTCATCATCGTAATACTCCGCACCCAGCATCACGGTCTGCGTTTCTTCCTGCTTGTTGATAATCTGGTTGCGCGTATAAGTTGGTTCATCATCAAGACCGGCAACCGCCAAAATGCTCTTGATGCAGCGCGAAACGCTACTTTCAAACTTATCCGTTTTCAAATCCAGCGGAACATAGCTTGCCTTAATAGCCGTTGCCGTCTGGTTTCCCGCGCTCACGGCAGATGCGTCAAACGCTTGAAAATCCGTGTACAGCTTTTTGGTCAGCATATCAATGGTCGCTTGCGTCCCCTGAAACGGCGCCTCAATGCTTTGCGGTGTGGCTTTTGCGCCCTCATCACCATCTGCATGGGCAACGTGGGTAGTTTTAAGCCGCTCCACAAACTTTGCATCGTCCACCTCATCCATACCGCCGCAATTTGTAAGCACCCAATAGATGAGATTGCCCTCATCCACGTTGTTGACCATGTTGCTGCTGGCAAGGTCTAGCGCGTCAACGGTGTTTTTCCTACCGCACAGTTCGCTGCGTGCCAGTTCACCGTTTTTCAGCGGGATAATGGGAAATCCGGGATAATTCTCACCGTCATAAATTTCTGTTCCGTCAATCTCCGAATACCGCACTTTCAACTTGTACGGCAGTTTCCCGTTTAAACTGCGTACTTCACCGTTGCGCGGTTTGATGTAGTCAGTGTAACCGTCCATCTCGTACAGCGTTGCCCGCAGCGGTTTGTCCGGGTCAATCTGCCAGAACCGTATTCCGGCTTTTAGTGCGCCGTCCTCTTCATCGTATAGCGGTACAAACTGCTCCGGCGCAAATACCTGAATATGGTCAAGATTCCAGAATACGAAAGACTGCCCACCAATCAACGCATGGCGGGCAGCATCCATAATATCTTCATCAAACGTAGCGCCAAGCGCCTTTTTTGTGGCATCCTTGTTAAACGCAACGCCGTTGCCCAGCAGGTAGGAAACTTCTTGGTCTACTACAAAACCAAAAAACTTGCTGGCAATCTTGTGGTTGGCTGTGTACATATCGGGATGCGCTTTTCCCTCTAGGTCGTATACCATTTTTTCATAGCGGTTGATTGTGGGATTTTCGCCCCAATAGTACAGCTTTGCGTCCAGCATGTCCCGCGTCTTTTTCTGGCCTTTAAAATCGTTGATTGTGTCAAACACAAATCCCATGCGGGAACGTTCATCTTCACCGACCGCCACAAAGTCTTGATATGTTCTGATTTTCCATCACCGCCTATCTGTAAATGCTTTGATACTTCATTGCCGTATTGTCTCCGGCTTTATTTGCTGTGGTTTCCATCGCATAACGCACCGCGTCAATGTGATGGTTGTTCAAATCCGGGTAGCCTTCCAGCACTTCCCCAGTTTTCGCGTCTCGCTCGTATTCATACTCGCTGAATTCCTTTGCTGTGTCCGGGCATCGTTCCGGGTCAATGACAATCGCTTCCAGCATTTGCAGCCATTTTGTACCGTAACGAACAGATTTCGGCCCTTTACGGGCAGGGAATGTTTTCACGCCGTACTTGTTATAGTCCGCAATAGATTTTGGCTCGGCGCTATCCGCGCAGACTTTATCCTCACGCGTCAGCCCTCTATCCAAAAGCAGTTGCGCAGTGTCCCTGTTGCTGGTTCTACGCCGTGTCAGTTCATCGAAGATGTACAGCGTGCGCCGCGCTGCGTCATAGTGCATTGCATTGTATGCCCATGGGTCAGGATACCAGCCCCAGTCTACGCCACGCTTGATGCGGTCAAAGCTGGCAATCTGTTCATCGGTGATTTTCTCAATGCGCAGATTCTCAAATACTGCTGTGCCGCTGCCGACAACCTCGCCCAGATACTCGTGTCGGTAGGCCGTTTCGTTTGTGCGCTGCAAATATTCAGCATCGGCCAGAAACCGCTCTCCGAGCCATTCTGCGGGCGTTGTCTTATAGGTTGAATGATGTATCAGCTTTCCCGCCCGCGCTTTCAGCGCGTACCCGTTTGCCCAGTTCCGCGCCATTGCTGGCGGGTTGAAACTCTTGAACGTAATGAACCAGTCGCCGCCGCGCAAGCAGGACTGCTCCACGTTTCGGATTTGCTCTTCACCGTCAAACTGGTCAAGCTCTTCAAACCAGCAGATACCGATATAACCAAACGGCACTTTAATTGACTTTACCTTGCCGGGGTCATCAACGCCGAAAAAAAGCACCTTTTGCCCGGTTGGCAAATAGGTGCATTCCATCGGGGAGACTGTGCAACGAAAATTGTCGTGCAATCCAAGTTCATTGATAGCCCAAACGATTTGTGCATAAACGCTTGTGCGCAGCGTGTTTCCGACCTTGCGGAAAACCGCCGCGTGGCATTGCGGATGCTTTATGAGCTGCAAAATTAGCTCTATGCTAATATAGCTGGATTTTGTACTGCCGCGCCCGCCCTTTGCGACAAGCTCTTTTACATTGCCTGCCTTGATTTCACGGTGGACTTTTGCGAAGCAAGGGGAAACAACGCCAGATAGCTTACAAGTCATCTATGATTAGCACCTCGCTATCCTGCTGTTGTTCCGGCTTATCCTGCCATCCGAAATTTGATCGCAAGCTGAACTGTGCGCCGCCGGAGCCGTCTTTGTCGTACAATCTTTCTTCGGCGTACTGTTCACAACGGGTCTTTGCACGCGTAATCGTGTCATTGAACTCTGGTTTATTTTGGTAATTCAAAAGCGCCTGCCTTGATGCAAAACCAAGTGCAAGCGCCAACCCTGTCACAGTAGGCGGCTTTTTATCGTCATAGATGATATAGCCGTTTTTATTTCGCATCGGTTCACCGTTATCGTCTAAGAACGGCTGTCCTTTGCAGGCTTCAAAGTAGGCATCAATCTTTTCTTGCATTGCCTTTACGCTTCTGTATTTAGGTGGTGCGCCCACCGGATTTTTTCTTGATGCCACTTTATCACCTCGCTTTACAACACAAAAAGCCCACACAATTTGTGTAGGCTTTTATCCCCCTAACCCCCTTTGCGCCGGAGGAAAAGCGCGTTCCCGCCCTGTCGGTGTATGCTGTGCCGACCTCACCCGTTGCGGGGAGCAAATCCGCAACGATTTTTGATTTCCTCTATTTATATCCCGCGTAGGAAATCACAACGCGGCGTCCAACCCGTTTTATATCCCGTCTGCTGGTTTACGGTTTCTGCTTTGATAAATGCTTTTCGGCGATGTGTAACTGCGTCAGTAACGGAGTCCGCACAAGCAGATGCCGGGCAGACTTTTTCAGGCTCTCGAAGTCCCGTTGCGGTCTGCCATCGCGCCGCGCTCCTGATCGGCTTGCCGCTTTGCTTACAGCGTTCAGGTTATCTATCGCGTTTTGCCTGCGCCGGGCTTTTACCGGTGGGAGCGACCCAGCATGTGCCCTTAGCCGGACTTGAACCGGCACACCAAGGCTCTTGCCATTGAGCTACAAGGGCATGTGCGGCTTGCCGTTTGTACGACCTTTGTCATCATTTGTGAGGGATACCGCGCCCGCTCACACAGACAGGTTGCGACCCTGCCCTCTGGTACTGCACACAGGTCTTGCACCTTTGCCACGCCGTAGCTTGCGGAACGCAGCGCCCTTGCCGCATTGACTTTTCAGGCCAAGTTTGCAGATGGCTATGCAGCAAATAAAATGCCGGTCTTTCCCGGCTGTCAGTATCGAGAATAGGAGGTTTTGCTATAGACTGTAATGTACCCTCTTTACAGTTTCCAGCATATTCATAATACCACTTGACAACGTCCCCACAGTTACCCTTTTTTCTTGTCCAAAAGCCAGAAAAATTTTCTTCTGCTTTCGTAAAACTGCCGTCTGCCGCAATACACAGGCTGGTATTCGTAAGCCGTTCCCTCTGTAACATTTTTCAGCAGTGCGCACCAGTTTAATGGGTCTGCTTCTCTTGCTGCGTCCTCAATGATTCGGACATCTGTGCTCAACTTTAGCGCCCTGTCCGCCTTTCTAGCTGTGGGGTCTGACTTTCCGTTTCCGTGCGGCAAACCGTCATTTGAAACCGCATCAAGCCCTCTTGCACTAGCAATTTCCAACCGCATTTCAGCGTATCTTTTGCAAAAGTGCTTTAATTCAAGGTATCTTTCTTTTGAAATTCCATATTCATCTAGGTTGAGCGGTCTTTCTCTCATTTTTGCTCCTTTCTTCCATTTTCATGCAGCGCGGCAGCGTGCAAATATTGTCATTCTTCCACTCGCACGTCGCGCAAAGATGTTTGCGGGCGTATTCATCAACTAGTTGCTGTTTTGTCATGGGGGGTCACCTCTGGTGGTAGAAGTCATTTTAAAAGCCTCCTTATGATTCTATAACATGCAATGCCGATGCGGGTTACGACCAGCAGCGGCCAGAAAATAAGGACAATAACGTTGTCTGCGCCGTCTACGGTGTCCATTCGGTCTGTGTGGTTGATGCACAGGACGGCGAGCAGGCCGCACAGGTCGTAAACACATACGGCGGCGATAACAAGGATAATGGTCATGGGGTCACCTCCGGGGGGTTGGGGAGCGGCATCCAGTGGGTGACATTTACAAAGTCTGGTAAATATTCCTCACTGAACCATACGTCCAAATCATCGTCTCTCCATGCCATATAAATGTTGTGACAAACAGAATCGTAGATAAGTACGCGTTCGTGTTTGGCTGGCAGTCTGTCTTTAACGCTTACCCAATGTGCCGTAGGCCGCAGGGATTCTGGGTCGATGATAGGTGCTTTCTTGGCTTCGTCCACGATAAATTTCATCCCAACGTCGTAACCACGCGCATAGGCCGCTTTCTGTTCAGAAAGGCAATTCCTGCCGCCAGACCATGTGAAATGTGCGCCGTCATATTGTAAGATTTCTTTAATGTCAATCAACCGCACCGGTTCTTTCGGCTGGCTTGCGCCCGGAATCGGGCAGCCTATTGTTGTGCTCATTTTGATACCTCCTCTAGTTGCTCGTCCTAAGATTGTGTAGCAGGCTCTTTCTGCTGCCAGTAACAGCAGCCGTCATCGCCGTCCGTGAAGTCGGCGCAATAGGGGCTTGCACCGCAGAAGCACACGCCGTTGAAATCTTCCCAATACAGGCAGGTTTCACAGCGCAGGCGTTCGGCAGGGGGCTTGTTCTTTCCGTTTTCCATCTTTACATGTTTCCACCTTTCCAGTTTTCAATGCTTTCAATGCGCAGAATTTGCAGGATATAGTAGTATTTGTCCGGGTCTGCGCCCCATTCGCGCACACCGCCTTTGCCGAAGATGCAATGCACCCGCAATATGGCTGCTGGGGCTTTTGAATTGTATCCGGCACGAATTTTTACAGGAAAAATCTTGTATGCTTGACCTTTGCAATTCGGGTCGGCAACTATGGCAGAATTTATGCGAGTTTGGTAATATTCTGTCGCTTCACGGTATTCTTCGCGCTTTTCACCGCGGCAGATCATGTCAAACCATTCCTGCTTTATGGGAAGTGTCAGCATTTTTCATTACTCCTTTGTGACCGTGGCAAGGCGGCATCATTTGCCCTCGCGCTGTGCAATGGCGCGTTTCAACTTGTTCAGATTAAAGTCCATTTCACCGACAAAGCGCAGGCACAGATCGTGGTTGATACCGTTGCCCAGATTAGTATAGATATATTCCATGCCGTCACGGGTAAAGTCTGTGTGGCAGAACTGGTTTATTCCGTTCAGATGGTATTTCATACTTGCCGGACTGTTGGACTTACAGGCTTCACGGCTGCACCATTCAATAATCCGGGCATTCAGTTCGTCCAGCGTGTCCGCACCGTACAGCGGTACGGTGGTGTTGCGGGCTGGGTAAGCGATCAGCTCCAAACGCAAATTTAAAAACGCTTTCGGAAACGCATTTTGCAGGTCGTACCGAACCTCCCGATCTAATAAGACTCTCTTTGCGTAGACAGGCGACGGGGTCACGGTAGGTTCTGCTTTGATAAGTGCCCGGAAACTTTCAACGGCGAAATTGCGAGTCTTGACGGGGTGGTCTTTTGCCCACTTAATTACGCGGTCAACATTGTTCTTTATTGTATCTATATCAGAATTTGATATTATACTCGCGGCAAACCCGCATTTGCGCTTTAGTACGTTGTACAGGGGGCAGGCCTCACACCCGCCCTTCTCGAGAACCATCGTGCGGCACATGCGAATGCGTGCCTTTTCGTACTCTAATGCGTCCATAGTCTTACTCCTTATCCAGTCCGCGGGCTACATACTGCCCATAGGTCAGGCCAAGGGCGGCGGCTTCGCGGGTACATTGCTCAATGGGTTTTATGGTTTTCTTCAGGCAGGGATGCGCAGCGGGTTTCTTGCTTTTTTTCAAAACACCGGCATCCCTGCGGCGCTGGTAAGATGCTTGCGCGCTTTTGCTATTGCGCTTGCGGATGCAGGAATCGCAATAGCGCTTTGTGGGCTGTACATCCCACATGATTTTCCCGCAGGTCTTGCAGAATTTTGTTGTGGTCATAGCGGCTCCTTTGTCTTGGGTGCTTCAATGCCGATGCTTTGCAACGTTACCTGTGCCCAAAGGTCTGCAAGCTGGTCATTGCGGTACTCATTGTATTTATCAGCAACGGGGCCGGTCATTGCATCCTGAATCCGTTTCAGGGTGCGGGGAGAAAGACCGACCTGATAGCACGCCAGCAGGCACAGATAGGTGGCGCGGGTAGCAATGTCATTGCGCTCCTTCATGACGGCCTCCTGCGCACGGCTCTGGATGCCCTGAATTTTAGCTTCTGCATAGGCGTCTATGGCTTTTTGCATTGCCGGGGTGGGATGAAGTCTAGCTTTCATGGGTTACACTTCCAATTCTTCGATAAAAATTTCGGTGCGGGGGTTCTCTTTGTCGTACAACACGCGGGAACCGTCTGTTGCTGCTACGATGTTGCTGTTGTCATCTTTCAAAATCCTGGCATCAACTAGAATATCCATGATGGCGCTTTCAAGGTTTGTTTTATCTACCCTGTGCCGTGTAGGCATGTAATATAAGCACTTGACATTGTAGCGCCCGTCCAGCGGATTTTTGGGCGCTGGTTTTAAATACATCTTGGCAGTTCTTGCGTACTTCAAGTAGGCTGCGCTTGGCAGAACTTTTGCGTACTTGCCCTTATGGCATACCGGGCAGTGTGCGCCAACGTAGCCGATGCGTGGGCTGTTCTTTTTGGTGATGGGCTTTCCGTAGATAATGTATTTTTGGATCATGTAAAGTCCTCCACGCTCATCTGTCCGGGCAGTACATCTTCTTCCATCCACCAACGGAACACATCTTTCCCTGTACCGCCCGTCATCCAGCTTCCGTCCAGCTTCCCGCGCGCTCTGCGCTCATCAAGCATCCTGTCAAAGGCTTGTATGTAGAGCTTCTCGTAAGCAGGCCATCGTCGAAACTCCGCATACCGTTTCTTGCCCGCCATCGGGCAGCCGATACAGCCAACGCGGCTGAACCCACATTCATACAACGGATTGACAGGCACCTTTGCATCCTGTAAAAAGCTCCACACCTGATTGTCCGTCCAGTCCACAATGGGGTTTACTACACGCTTTGCTGCCACCTTGCACCCTTCAAAAATTTCGCTCGGCTCCTGTTCTTCGCCTTTCAAAACGATTTTGTTCTCTTTGTTCCGGGTGTACGCTTCAAAAACGCCTCTGTCGCGCTTTCTTCGGCTGCTTTCCTCCCACCGCACGCCAGTCGTGATGAACCGCCCGTTTCCGCCCTGCTCTTTCAGCACGTCGCAGCAGTACCGCATGATTCGTGTCGGCGGCATCAGTTTTTGAGGGATCAAACTCCACATGCTTGTTCGCTTGCCCTTATAAACGGGGTAGTTGATGGTGCATTTCACGCCCAGATTTTCAAGCCGCGCAAATTCCTGCCGCACAAACCGCACCGTCTCCGGCGCATCCGCAGTTGTGTGGTTGTGCTGCACCTCAAACGGAATGCCCCCCCTCAGTGCAAGCTCTACGCACACGCTGCTGTCCTTGCCGCCGCTGGTCGTTACCACAAGCGGCGTTCCGTAATACTTCAGTGCCATGTCGCTTGCCGCTTTCAACCGACCGATGGCAATCTTCTCCGGGTCGCCGCTTGTCGGCAGGGTCACAAGGCCCCAATCTTCTTTGCTCACGGTGCTATCTCCTTTACTTTCGCGTAATACTTCTCGCTATACCAGATGTCCGGCAGGTTTGGATTTTGGGTGTAACCTGCGGTGCGCAGGGCGGCTTCGGCGTTCCAACGTGTGAAATACAGACGCTTGGAGTGGGTTATGTCGCCGGTAGAGCGGGAATAGGTGATGATTTCAAAGCGTTTCATAATCAGAACGGCAGGTCGCCTTCATCCTCAATGAGGGCAAAATCATCGGCTTGACCCTGAGAATAGGCGGGCGGTGCTGCATCAGGTTCACCCTGCGTGCGTTGTGCGGCGTTCTGCGAGGCGGGGCTGGTACTTTCCTTACTGCCGCAGAAATTCGCGTTCTGGGCCACGATTTCAACGGCTGTGCGGTTCTGGCCGTTCTTGTCCTGATAGCTGCGGCTCTGCAAGCGGCCATCAATGGCAATCAGGGAGCCTTTCTGGAAATACTTGCAGACGAACTCTGCCGTCCTGTCCCATGCAACAACGTCCAGCCAGTCTGCCTGGCTCTGGCCGTTGGCGTCACGGCGTCCGCGATCACAGGCGATGCGGAACGACGCAACATTCTTGCCCGTCGTAGTCTGGCGAAGCTCCGGGTCACGCGCAAGGCGACCCATGATTGCAACAACATTCAGCATATTTTCACCTCAACATGAAATTTTCTCTTGTGTGCGCTTTCCAAATAATACCTGTTTATAGCTCTCCGGAGCCGCGCTGCCAAGCTGTAACACGCCAGCAGCAAACCATTCCGGCAGCGGTATTCCGAGTTCTGTGTACCTGTCCCACGCAAGGCGCATAGACCAGTTATCGGCGACGTTGTATGCGCTGTATTTGACAGAAGCTTCCCGCACCTCGCTTACAGTTGGCTTGAATCGGTGCGTTTTGGAAAGCTCCTGCACAGCTTTTAACGCGGCATTGTAGGGAATGTCAGAAAGCGATGCCGCCCAAGCTTTCGCAGTTTCCTCGGCGTTCGTTTTGTTGCAAATGTTATCCCAGTAATTCATAGCCAGCGACAGGAGCGCCGCCGTCTGCTGATACGTCATCTGCTATGCCTCCTTTCGCGATTTCGCGCAGCTTTTCTTGTGTGGTTTTCATCTGCTGCCGTTGTGAAGTTCCTTTCTGCTGGCTTCTGGCCTCTTTCTCGGCAAGATACGCCGCGCGGGTGGTAATGTTCTTTTGCAGACAGTCACGCAAAATTGCCTGCGCGTAGCCCCACGAACGCTTATTGTTGATAGCGGCCTGATTGATTGCCTCGCAAACAAAGTCAGGCTCTACCTGTTCCAGATAGCCCACAATGCTATCAAATGCGGCACGAGGAAGTGCGCCGATGTTCTGCTCGTAACACTCGACACACTGCTGCAAGCCTTCGCGCGCTTGCGCGGTAGTCGTAGTAATATTTTGTTCTTTGTTCTTTGTTCTTTGTTCTTTGTATTGGCTTGTTTGGCTATCGTTCGCTTGCGAACGCTTGCGTTCGCTATCGTTCGCTATCGTTCGTTTTTTAGCGTTTTCTGAATTTTTCCTGCATTTTGCGATGTACTGTTCTTGAGATACCTTGATATTACGGGTGATGAACCGATACGCAATCACTTCCTTGCCAGTGAGCGGCTCGGGCCGTTCTGCTCCTTCGCAATAAGCGCAAAGCGCATACATAAGCCGTCGAAACTCACCGTCCGAAAGGTCGGACGTATCTTCCATATACCCGGGATAAAAAGGGATATATTTCAATTCAGCCATATTCAGTTGTCCTTATCTTGATGACAGTGCATATAAATGTACTCGGAATGCGCTGTCATGTTCTGGTATAGCCAATCGTCGGCTTTTTCTTTACTCAAATGCTCGTGCATCACGCGCTTTTCATACACAAACTCGCCGTTAATTTTCTTTTCGGCTATGCGGTCTTTAATGTCCGCTTCTGTGTAATTGGCTTCGACGAGATAGAGATTATAGCCTTTGGCTGTTATTCCGTTCAGATTGTTTGCGTCTGTCGCATAGAACAATCTTTCAACGGGAGGCTGCGGCAGCTCTATATGCCAGCAGCAATTTTGTACATCATGCTTTGTTTCCTGCGCCTTAATTCTGCACAGATTCTTGTAGTTGTACCAGCGTTCTGTTCGTATCACGTCAATCTGGCTCATTTTAACGCCAGCATTCACGAGGGCTGCACATAACCACACACAGCACGCAAAACGCAATGTGGGCCGCTCTCTGGCGAGCCTGCGAAGCGTGGCGGGGTTGAAGTGGTCGCCGTGAATATGTGTGAGCAACACGAGCTTCAGGCATTTGTAATCGTCCGTCAACCGAGAAAATGAAACGCCGCAATCAATCAATATTGAGTTTTGAATGAGAACGGCGTTCCCTTGGCTTCCGGTTGAAATAATCTTGCAGTCCATCTTACAGGCTGCTCAAGTCGATTTTCTTCGGCTCGGCGGCTGCGGTCTTGGCTTCAACGGCCTGTTCGGCTTGCGGCTGATCAATCTGTGGTACAGGCTGTGTAACAGCTTCAAGACGTACATCCTTTGCGGACGCGACGCGCTCTGCAATAAGCTGGCCGTCGTTGTCATGCGTGATGGTGTCATCATGCTCAAGTGCCGTTTGCATATCAACGCTCATAACGCCCCAGCGGGAAATAAGCTGACGAAGCATGGTTTTCTTTGCCATGTCATCAAAGTTCTTGTACCAGCACGAGGAATATCTCCACATTTCTCTCTGCGGAACTTTCCCGGCGAGCAAATCCTCATAGCCTTTGCGACTGAATGCCTGGCTGTAGGTGTCTGCATGGGTCATCATCTTTTCTTTGCTCCAATACAGCACCTTGCGGAATCCGTTCAGGTACTCAAAGAATGCCATGTAACCGACTGTCGGCAGGGCATCGCGCACATCATCGTCCTCGATAAACTTAAACCGGGCTTTTCCGGTTTCGGGGTCTTTGCCGCTGTACTCGCCCTGCTTGATAACCATAACATCAAGGTCTTTGTACTGGCCGCTGCGCAATGCCAGCTGGACATAGCCTTTGTAACCAAGCACGAATGTGGCGGTGGTGGTTTCCGGGCGAATCATGTTGCCGTCTCGGTCATACTTGGCCTTCTGCTTGAACGGCACGAGGTAATACTGACCCAACTGCGGGGAAGGGCTGAGGTTGAGCGATTCGCCCAGCAGGGCACCCGCAAGAATCGTCCCTGCATCACACTCCTGCAAAGCGGGATTCACCGCAACGGCGCTTGTAATGCTTGCCGTAAAACGCCGCGCACGGTCCGGGTCGCGCAAGGTGTTGTTAATAAGGTTCTGGTATCCCTGCGTATTGATCGCAACGGAAAACTTCGGTTTCTGTGTCAACTGCTGATTAGATGTCGTCATAGGTCATACCCTCCTGCAAAATAAACTGTTTCAGTTTCTTCAACTGTTCAATGGTGCCGCGAACTGCAAACTTGACCTCGTAAACGTCCTGCGCGGCGGCTGGCGTTTCTGTAAGTGGTTCTTCATCGGGGACGGGTACTTCTTCAACAGGCGGCTGTACTGCGTCAGGCTGCGTCTCTCGCGCTTCTTCGATGGCCTGCTGTACCTTTTCTTCTGCCGCATGCTGCTGTTCCAGTGCAGCGCGGCGCTCGGCGACACGCTGCTTTTGAAGTTCGATCATGGCGTGTCTGGCGCGAACTGTACTCAACGCCAGCGCAACATTCAGCGATTTTTTGTACTCGACCAGCAACTCTGCGGCGTCATCATGGCGGGAAAGTTCCTGCACCTCTTCGGCGATTTTAAGAACCGTCGATGTAAGCGCGGTCTTTGTGCCGTTCACGCTAGTAGAAAGCCCGATTTTAAGGTTCATCTGCTCAAAACGCAGCCAGGGCAGATTATTTGCTTTGCAAAGCTCGTCAAAGTAGCTCTGTACGGCCTTGACCTTATCGGCCTTCAAGCCTGCTTCTACCTCATCAATGCGGCGCTTAAGCTCGGCATCTGCCTTCTTGTACGGGTCGGAGATGCAGTCCTTATAAACCGCTTCAAACTGGTTGTACGGCTCCATGATGGCTTCTTTAACGCGCTTTCGCTGTTCTTCCATCGATGCAAACTCTTTGCCCAGTTCCGTGCGGATTTTCTTTACATCTCCGCGCGTTTCTTCCGTGCAAACAAGCTGCATCGCGTTCTTCGTGCGGGTCTCTACATCGGCTTTCACCAGCTGAAGATGCTCCTCAATAATGGGGAGCTGCTTCAACGTGATTACCTGTAATTTCGTTCCCATTTGTCAAACCTCCATGTATTCGAATCTGCGCATGCTCTGGCTCATCCCTGTTTCAGCGGAAAGCGTAAGGTCTCGCATCTGCTGATATTTGATGAAGTCTGGCGTAGAGCGGTCATGTATAATCTGTTGCATGGCCTGAAAGTGTTTCTGGTATTTATCAGGGGCGTTATCCTTGAATGCGGATTTTATACTTTTACAGGTCATTTTTATCCCTCTGCTGCAACCGCAATCGGGATGCCGAGCGCGGTCAAAACTGTCTTAACGTCTAAGTCATCGTAGCGGTAAATCGCGCCGTCTAGGTCTACAATCTCGTCGCCCTCGTAGTACGGTACGCCGTCAGCGTCCGTTCCAATCGGTTCATCATCATAGGGCGGGAAGGGGTTATCTTGATGCCCCCAGAAGCTAGTCATTCGTCGGCCTCCTGTTTTTCTTCCTCATCAGAAAAATGCAGCTCCATCAAGTCGGCAATCGCAAGGTACTCTTTGGCGTATTTGCTGTCGCCGTGGGTTTCCTTGACGATTTCGCGGAATTGCGCCAAATCACCATAAAAGCAACCGCACTGTACGCGGAGCATTTTATCCTTGCAGCGGAAAAATGTGGTCGCGCGGAAATATCGACCAAAGCCTGTAACGACGGCAAAGTCTGCATCGTCGGAGACCCGCGCATCGTCGGAGACCCGCGCATTGCCGGAGACCCACGCATAGCCGGAGACCCACGCATCGCCGGAGACCTGCGCATTGCCGGAGACCTGCGCATCGTCGGAGACCTGCGCATCGTCGGAGACCCGCGCATTGCCGGAGACCTGCGCATCGTCGGAGACCTGCGCATCGTCGGAGACCCGCGCATTGCCGGAGACACACGCATCG